GTGCAATTGGCTGCTGGGTCAGAGATATGGCTTTTGAAGCAGGGAAAAGAGACGCAGAATATAAAAAGGCGATGCTTGACTCGATGGTAAAAGTAGATTCAAGTATGAATACCACCATTCCAGGGATGCACGGTTATAAAACCGTCAAAGATAGAAAAGAAAGAGAAAAGTATCAAGATTTTATATGGTTGCTAAAAGGTTAAAATATGGCTGATAATACTAGAAATCCAAAGAACGCACAAAACACACTGTTTAGAAAATTAACTAGACTCCTTTCAGGACCATTAGTTAATTACCAACAACAATATCCACACAAGCCAACCAAGCGACAATTAGCTTACAGGCATCCAAAGTCTGCCAGCGGGCAGCAGTTTAAAAAGTCTGAGTACAATCCTTATGATTCCATTCAGGCAAATTATATGTCGAATCAAAATCGAGCAGATCGATATGTTGACTTTGATCAAATGGAATATACACCAGAGATTGCCTCTGCTCTTGACATTTATGCAGACGAGATGACAACATCATCCGATCTCAGGCCGCTATTAACAATCCACTGTCAGAATGAAGAAATCAAAAATGTTCTTCATACGCTTTATCATAAGGTTTTGAATATTGACTTTAACCTCTTTGGATGGTCAAGATCAATGTGCAAGTTTGGAGACTTCTTTTTATACTTAGATATTGATGAGGAAGAGGGCATCAAGCACGCAATGGGTTTACCACCAAATGAGCTAGAAAGATTAGAGGGCGAGGATAAATCAAATCCTAATTACATCCAGTATCAGTGGAATTCAGGCGGCTTAACATTAGAAAACTGGCAAATTGCACATTTTAGAATTTTAGGCAATGACAAGTATTCCCCATATGGAACATCTGTGTGTGAGCCAGCAAGAAGAATTTGGCGTCAGCTAACACTTTTAGAAGATGCTGTTATGGCTTACAGAATTGTTCGTTCACCAGAGCGCCGCGTTTTTTATATCGATGTTGGCAATATTAATCCAAATGATGTTGAGCAGTATATGCAAAAGGTCATGACGCAAATGAAACGCAATCAGGTTGTCGATAAAGATACAGGACGGGTAGATCTTCGCTACAATCCAATGAGTATTGAAGAAGATTACTTTATTCCTATCAGAGGAGGCACCAGTTCTCGTGTTGAATCGCTTCCAGGTGGCACATACACAGGTGACATTGACGACGTTAAATATTTAAGAGATAAGTTGTTCTCTGCTCTCAAAATCCCTGCTTCTTATTTGTCAAGAGGCGAGGGCTCTGATGAGGACAAAACAACCTTAGCACAAAAAGACATTCGTTTTGCTAGAACAATTCAGCGTCTTCAAAGAGCAGTCATTTCTGAGTTAGAAAAGGTTGGAGTTATTCACCTCTTCACTCTGGGCTATAGAGGTTCAGATTTGCTAACATTCAGATTGGCTCTTAACAATCCTTCTAAAATCGCTGAGTTACAAGAACTTGAGCATTGGAGAACAAAGTTTGATGTTGCAGGTGCAGCAACAGAAGGATTCTTCAGCAAGCGATGGATTGCTAAAAACCTATTTAATGTTTCTGAAGACGAGTTTGTTAGAATGCAGAGAGAGTCTTTCCATGATAAGAAGTTTGCTGCAATGCTTGAAAAAGCCGCAGAACAGATTACAGCAGGAGAAGAAGGAGCCGCAGGAGGCGATGATCTTGGTGGAGACCTCGGTGGTGATCTTGGAGGCGGCGATCTAGGTGGAGACTTAGGTGCTGATTTAGGTGGCGATGAAACAGGAGGCGAAGCACCCGAAGCCGGCGCAGAGGCTCCCGAAGCAGACACGCCAGAGCCAGAAGGCGGCGGCGATGAAGGTGTACTTCTAGCAGCTCCAGGTAAAAGAGATGAAGATGCCAAACCAGGTTTAAACAAAAAGTATAGAAAAAACTATGGTGGAGTAGAGACCACAACCTCAAGATCTAAGGGTAAATGGTATTTGCCCACAAAAGATGATAAAAGAGATATGGGTGGCAGAAATAAAGGTATGAAGATTAATAGAGAAATGGCCAGCTCATCAAGAAGAAACATTTATAAAGGATACGATCCTCTCCGTAGATTGGCCAAGTTGTCCGAGGGGCAAGAGTATATCCACGATGAAGAAGAGAGGCAATTATTTGAAGTTAATTATGAAATTAAAAAACTAATTAAAGATATGGAAAATATGGAGACCGCCAAAAATGAAGTTCAAACATAATAAGAAAAGAAACACCGCTTTTCTTTTTGAAGCTCTCGTAAAAGAATTAACAAAAACAACTGTTGAAAGCGATGCTACCAAAAAGAATCAAATCGTTTCTTTATTAAAAGAGTTCTTTTCAAAGAACACAACACTGGGAAGAGAGTTAGAGCTTTATAGATCTATTGTTGATTGTGCTAGCGTTCCACGCCATATTGCAAAAAGCATTCTAGAAGAGGCTAAAAGGCAACATAAGAAGCTAGACCAAAAAGACGTCTTCAACAAGCAAAGTAGTTTGATAAGCAAAATTAATAAAAGCCTTTCAAAAGATGTTTATAATAACTTTGTGAAAGATTACAAAGACTATGCAAATATAAATCAGATTGTCACAGAGAGCTTAAATCCACAAGAAAGAGTTTTGCTTGAAGAGACAGTAATTAAAAGAATGACAAGTCAAGTAGAGGTTCAAGAGGAAAAGTTTGTTCCTTTAGATATGTTAACGTATAAGACATATATTTCTAATTTTAATAAAAAGTATAGCGATCTCAATGAAAATCAAAAGACGCTTCTCAACAAATATATCGCATCCTTTGCCGACAATGGCTTAGATTTTAAGATTTTTCTCAATGAAGAGCTTCATAGACTTAAAGAAGATATCAGTAAAGCTAAAAACACTCAAGAAGACAAAAGTATTGCTCAAAAGCTTGACAATGTACTTGGGTTAATCACTGAGTTTAAGAATGAAAAAGTTAATTCAGTGTTGCTAGAGAAGATTTTGAAAATTCAAAGTCTAGCCAAAGAGGTTTTATAAGATGGCTATTAAAATAAAAGTTGAAAAACAACAAGAAGAGCCAAAAGATATTAAAATAAAAGTTGGTGAACAAGAAGAGCCTCCAAAGATTGAGGCATCTGTAAAATTAAATGCTAGAAGATCATTAGATGGTAACGTTTTAATATTTGACCACAAACATATTGATATTGTCTTAATGCCTAAAAAGAAAAAAGTTGTTGCTTTTGCAAAAGATATTTATGGCGATCAAGTATATGAAGCGCAAAATAGATTGTTTCATTTCTTGCGCAAGAAAGGTATCATTGATTACGACTCAGTTCAAGGGGGCAACATACACGCCTCTATGGAAGCAAAAATGCTGGAGTCGAAAGATTATAATGCAACTCAGCAAACTCTTTTTGCAGTAGGAAAGTTCATTGAAGAAGAGCGTCCTATGTTTGAGTTTGAAAAGGCTTATGATGAAGAGTTTGAACGCAAGCTGGCTGAGCCTGGCCCAGAAGAATCCACTGATTTTGATCCTGAGAAGTATCATGATGATCAAAAAGGTTCAATTCGACCCGGCATTCGCCCATATGGCATTGCTAATATCTATCGTTTATAAGAAGAGGTTTATATGGAATTAATAACTTTTATTATGTGTGCCTTTGGCATGACATTAATATTGGTCTATGGGTCAATATTTAACGCAATCCGACCAACTCACCATTTTTTTCACTGTCCTATGTGCGTAGGATTTTGGGTGGGCGTATTTTTGTGGTCAATTAATGGTTTCACAGAACTATTTAATTTTGATTACAATTTTATAAATGCGTTTTTATTGGGGTGTCTTTCATCAGGCACCTCGTACACACTAAATATGGTTTTTGGAGACAAGGGTATGAGGTATGAAATGTTTAGTCATCAAGATTGGGGATTTGATACCGACGACACAGATTGCGGTTGCTTTGAAGGAGGTGATGATGAATAGCGTCGTAACAACAGAATCGATGACAAATCGATGGAAATTACAACCTGTCCGTCGCTGCTGTAAAGGTAGCAAAACCATGCAGGGGTGAGCCCTGCGAACACGAGGAAAAGATTATGACACAGAAACTTCTACGAGAATACTTTGAACTTTGCCCAGATGGACAATGTGCTATTGATGTTTTAACAGAGAACGAGCGTAAGCGCGTCATTAACGAGGGCGCAGTTTATCTCGTAGGAGTTTGTCAAAAATCAGGTACTAAGAATGGAAATGGTAGAATTTATCGCAAAGAAACTCTGCAAAGAGAAGTTGAAAACTACCAGAGAGTGATTAGAGAGCGCAGATCTCTTGGTGAGTTAGATCATCCAGATGACAGTGTTATCAATTTAAAGAATGCATCCCACTTAGCAGTTAAAATGTGGTGGGATGGAGAAAATGTACTAGGTAAGTTTGAAGTTCTAGATACTCCCTCTGGAAGAATCTTAAAAGATTTGATAAAAGCTGGTGTTAAACTAGGAATCTCTTCAAGAGGCCTGGGAACTGTTAAAGAAGTGCAGGGTCAGACTATTGTTGAAGATGATTTTCAGCTTATTTGCTTTGATATGGTGTCTGAGCCGTCAACCCCAGGAGCTTTTGTTTCCCCACAAGCAGACATTAGCCCAGACATTAATCTATATATTAAAGAAAGCAAGGGCTTTTCGAAACAAGAAAAACTAAATAATATCATTGACGATATCCTCAAGGAGTAAAAGAATGAAAATTAGAATAAACGAATTAAAGCAAATTATCAAAGAAGAGATACAGGCTGTCCTAGAAGAGCAGCGAGGCAAGCCCCGAGGCCTTTTCAGGAAGATATTTCGGATGGACCATCCAAAAGTAGATGCCATCATAAAGCGCTTTGCTGATGATGTCTCTAAATTGCAAGCAGAATTTTATGATGTTGGAGGATATGGGAGTCGAAGCAATGATGCTTATACTGATTTATTGGTAAGATTAGGAGAGGCACACAGTAATTACCTTAATAGTATGCAGGCGGCTTCTAATTTTGATGCCAGTAAAGATCAACGCGCTAGAAGCAAGCAAATAAAAAAGTCTTTTAACAAATTATACGATGAAATTCAAGCCGAATCAGAAAGAGAAGAAGGCAATGCACGGGCGCGACGCGCTCTCGAACGAGAACGAGAAGCAAAAGCTGAACGAGAGCGCTTGGAACGCAAAGCAGCTAGCTCCTCTGGCGTTGGTTTTGACCAGAAAGCAGCTCAGGCCCGCTGTCGCGAAGAGCACAAGCGGGATTTAAGAAGAGGATACGATGAAGACTATCAATTGTGTCTTAAGCAGGCCAGAGAATTTGCTGCTAAGCAACAGCGATCACGATACGAAGAGTAACAAATGAAGAAAAACGAATTAAAAAAAATGCTCAAACCTTTGATAAAAGAGTGCATCAAGGAATGCATCTTCGAAGATGGTGTTCTTTCTGGTATTGTAACAGAAGTCGCCAGAGGCTTGGGAACACAGAAAGTTTTTACTGAGGGCAAAACTGTTGAAAAAAAGAAAGGCCCCAGTGCTGAGGAAATTAGACTTCAACAAGAAGAACTAGAAAGACAAAGACAACAAAGAATAAAGAGATTAAATGAATCAGCCAATCTTGGCGGTATTGACATTTTTGAAAATACAAAGCCTAGCTTGCCAGAGCCAGCAAATCAAGCAGCTGCATTAAGTGGCGTTGAGCCTGGTGACTCTGGTGTTGATATCGACGGAATTATGGCCCTAGCTTCTGGAAAATGGAAGCACTTAATGTAAAGGAAAAACAATGTCTGAAAATGTAGTAAATGTCAAAGTAACCCTGAGAGAATGCAAAGGCGATGTTGGCAGAATGATCAGAAAATTTATTAAAAAATGTAAAAAGACAGGTATAGTAGAAGAATATCGAGAAAGAGTTTTCTTTGAAAAGCCTTCAACAAAACGTCGCAAAGCAAAAAAACGCAAAAAGCAAAATGCTCAAAAAGCGGAGCGAGAAAGAAATAAGAAACTAGATATAAAGTAGGAGTTTTAAAATGGCAACCGACAATACAGGAAGAAATATATATCGCGGCGCTCCAGCAGCGGGCATAAACAATGTGGGCTCGTATCAAGCATCGGGCATCCCGTTTATTACTGGCTCTATTTTAAGCTCTGGTGACCAACACACTATTTCTTTCCCTTATGTAACAAAAAAAGTTACAGTAATAGCCTCTGGATCGATCACAGAGCATATTAGAGTTCACTTCCACCCAACTAGTTCAGAAAATCGTGTAGGTGATCATCCGGCTGGTAATTTTATTGCTTTGGACAGTCACGAAGATTCCATAGAATTTGATGTTCGATGCAAAGAGATTTATATGTCTGCCCCAGGAGGCGCCTCGGGTGGCTATAGAATCTATGCTTCTTTAACAGGCATTCCAACTGGTTCTATGTTTGCTTTATCTGGCTCCGGCATAACAAAATAGGAGATTCAAAATGGGTTTTAAATCAGGTGGTGATAATAAAGAAACGCTTCACATTCAAGCTCCAGACGGAGAAAAATCAAGTCTATCGCTTAAGTCAGACGTAGCATGCTTTATTCGGTTAGAAGCTGATACTGACAATGATAATGCAGATGAGACTCAAAATCCATATATTGAATTTATTGGAGATGCTGGCTTCACAGAATTCTCACTCGGTTTAAATAGCACAAGGCAAAAACCAGGAGGTGGTCTGACGCTCAGGTCTGGAACCGATAATAGTCTTTCGATGGGCTCTAACTTAGCGCAGGATACAGACGCCTCATCACATATACAGTTTTATTGTCGAACAACAGCTAGCGTCGGATTTTATGATAGAGGCAGTACAAATCACGGCACTCCAGATCGTCAGGGTTATCGCGTGGGCATTGGCCCTATATTTAGCGAAGGCCGATTTCCAGAGGCCCGATGTGAAATTCACAATACTCAATTTTCACCTGTGCCAGCGTTGAAGCTAGATTGTTCAGGTTCAGGTCAAAATGCTCTCCTTATTACAGCACAAAACACAAATACCCCGATTATAGCGATTACCAGTTCTGCACTTGACAGTGGCGCTCTTCTAAAAGCAGAAGTAGGATCAAATGGCTCTGCTATTGCATTAAAAGTAAAAACCACTGCCGGCTCAATGGCTAGCGGCGCTACCTATTTAGACGTTACAGGCGCTTTGCCAGCTAATGCTGCTGTTATATCAATTAGTGGTAGAGTTACAACTGGATTTGATCAGCATATTAAAAATATTGGTGTTCCTTTGGATGCTGAATTTTTCGTTGCTACAGACCCGACGGGGGCTAGTGCACCAAATGTTTTAAAGGACAACGCTGTTGAGCAAGCAGGCGATACTTTTATTGTGCCCACACAAGTAAAAAGCAATGGATTTATAGCTGGTTCTGTTGACCAGGATATACGACTTACTTTGAATGGCGCTTCAGCTCAAGGTGCTGTTCGGCTTGCAGTATACTATTACGAAATAACACCTCCAACATCATAGAAACAAGTTCTTCTCTTAAAATCAGTCATTTAGAAAAGAGTTGCACTATTTATTATGATGAAATAGCTATTTTAGGAGTCTATCCATGTCTAC